GCCCGGGGTATTCGACGCGAAGAACCGCCCGCTTCCCGCCGGGGCGAGCATCGGCGGCGGCTCCAAGATCAGAGTGGCGGCGACCGCTAACCCACATAACCTCCAAGGTGGCGGCATCAATCTGTACCTTGGGCAGGTGCAGGTGCTCGACCTTAAGGAAGGCTGGTCTGCCGGTAAGTCTCCGTTCGAAGCTACTGAGGGCTACACGGCCCCTGAGGAGGATGAGGAGAAGTCCCCGTTCGATCCGCACGCGGGCGGTACTGAAGACCTCTCGGACGAGGTGCCCTTCTAGTGGAAGTCTGGAAGCCAATCCCGCGGCTTCCTGAGTACGAAGCGTCGTCGTTAGGTCGTGTTAGGCGCAAGCCGCATGAATTACCAATGCCTAACGGCGGCGTGCGTACTTACGGCGGGACGCCGCATTACGGCTTTTGGGAGCCTGTACAGGGGCGGTTCGTCTTTACTTACAAACGCAAAACATACCGCGTCGCGGTGCTGGTGTGTGAGGCGTTCCACGGCGGGAAGCCGTTCCCCAAAGCCGTGGTTATGCACCTGGACGAGGACAGCCGCAACAATCGCCCTGCAAACCTTGAATGGGGGACGCAGAAGCAGAACCTCAATTTCCCGCTTTTCCTACAGCGGAGGTCAAAGCTGTCCCGAAAGTATCACGAGGACAGACGTGCAGAAGCAGACTAAGCCTGCACTAGAGCTGGAGCCAGCATTCCGCTCGCGATTAGAGCGCAAGATAGCCGAGCAATTGAAGCTGGAGGGTATCGAGGTTCGCTACGAGACTGAGAAGGTCCCGTATATCGTTCCACCGCGCGCCGCGAAGTACCTTCCAGACTTCATCTTGCCAAACGGTATCTACATCGAGGCCAAGGGTTGGTTGCAGGCTAAGGATCGCGCCAAGATGGTCCACGTCCGCGATAGCAACCCTGGCCTCGACATCAGGTTCGTATTCGAACGCGCGCAAAACAAAATCTACAAAGGCAGTCCCACCACATACGCTAAGTGGTGTGACGACCATCAATTCCGCTGGGCCGACAAGGGCACGATCCCCCTGTCGTGGCTTCGCGAGAAGAAGCGGAAGAAGAAGTAATCATCAACGGAGAAGGCACATCATGACTAACCTCACTCTCATCCTCGGCACCACCGGTTTCGCTGGCGACATGCGGTTGCCGCCGCAGGCCCGCAAGGTCCTCGCCCACCTATTGGCCGGTAAGTCAATCAGTGACTTGGAGTGCGGCGGTGTCTACCGCATCAAGCGATTGAGCGACTGCATCTTCAAAATCCGCAAGGCGGGCTATGAGGTGGTCACCGACATACGCAAGGACGAAGGCGGTGCCAAGTACGCCCGCTACGCGCTTGCCGCAAAGCCTGCTCTCCAGTGATTAACTTTCTGGGCACAGTGCTCCTAGTGATCGCTGAGGTGATCCTAGGGGTGCTCCTGATCATCGCTGCGGCCTGCACAGTCATCGTTGTGTGGGTCGCAGCGTGCATCAGGCAGGGCTACCGATACAGCAAGGAACGGAGACGACGTGGGTTGCACTAAGGGCCCTTGCCCGTGCGGAACGTCCTCGGACGCGTTCGCTACATACGACGACGGCGGCACATGGTGCTACCGATGCGACAACAAGAAGGCGCCGAAGGACTTCAAAGGGCTGTCCTCTTCGCGGCCTAAGGATGACGACCGCGGAGAGTGGACACCAATTCACGGTTGGACGGAAGCGCTGGTTAAGCGCGGCATCTCGGAGGAGACCTGCCGTAAATTCAGCTACCAGATCGGCCGCGACAAGTACGGCAACCTCGTCCACATCCAGAACGTCAAGGGTGAGCACGGCCAGCTGCGGGGTCAGAAGCTCCGCACGAAGGACAAAGACTTCCCCACGCTAGGTGACTGCGGCGGGATCATTGGAAGCTGGCTGTGGCCCTCCAAGGGCAAAGCGGTGACGATCACCGAGGGTGAGATTGACATGATGAGTGTCAGTCAGGCCTTCGACAACAAGTGGCCTGTAGGCTCACTACCGAACGGTACCGGGAGTGTCGAGAAGGCCCTCCTAAGGGACTACGAGCGCATCTGTGCGTTCGACAGCATCGTGCTGTGCTTCGACAACGACGAGCCGGGACAGAAGGCCATGCAGAAGGCGTGCGAGCTGCTCCCGGTGGGTAAGGTCAAGATTATGACCCTGCCGAAGAAGGACGCCAACGAGGTTCTGCTCGATAAGGAGCTGGGGCCTGCCGCGTTGGTGCGTGCGTTCTACGACGCCAAGACGTGGCGCCCTGATGGGATCAGGGAGGGCCGCGAGTTTACCCGAGACCGCATGAAGACGAAGCAGCGCACGGGCTACTCGCTGCCGTTCCCGAAGCTCAACGCGATGTGGATGGGCCTCAGGGACGGGGAGATTACGACGATTTGCGCTGGCAGCGGGATCGGCAAGAGCACCATAGCGAGGGCCTTGGCCTACCACATGCGCATGGGGCACGGCCTGAAGGTTGGCAATATATTTTTAGAAGAGGACACCCACACCACCGTTAAGGCCTACGTTGGGCTTCACGCTGGCATTCCTCTCAAGCAACTGATTGCCAACCCGGAGAGCGTCTCAGATGACCAATGGGACGCCTCGTTAGCGGCGGTGGTTCACGACGGCATGATGTTCTACGACCACTTCGGCTCCATCGAAAGCTCGCGGCTGCTCACCATGATGCGATACATGGCCGCGAGCGGATGCCGCTTCGTCGTGCTTGACCACATCAGTATAGTGGTTAGTGGTCTTGAGACGCACGATGAGCGCAAGGACATTGACGTGCTGATGACCTCACTTGCCAGCTTCGTCAAAGAGACTGGCGTTGGTGTCATAGCCGTGGTGCATCTGAAGAGGGGCGAGAACTACAACGAGGGCGCTCAAATCTCCATCACCGACATGCGGGGCTCCGCAAGCATAGAGCAGCTGTCATTTAACCTGTTGGCCATCGAGCGCGATCAGCAGGACGAAGGTGTAAAGCTGTTCGCCACCATGCGCTCACTCAAGTGCCGCGTCACTGGTGAGACTGGCGAAGCGGATACGCTGCGGTGGAATATCGAGAAGGGCCGCTACGAGGTCGCTTCACCTTTCGAGGCGGGTGAAATCCAGCGCCGTAGGTTAAGAAAAGGGGGGCACCGAGGCATGCCCCTAGGCGTTGCCGCGGCGCGCCGCGCTCGGGAAGGGACCAAACCATTTGACCCACATGCAACATCGGACAACGAGGAGGCTGCGTTTTGAACGAGACGACAAGACAGCGCGCGGCTGATTGGCACGGCGTGCAGGCAATCAAGGCGTACCGCAGGCGTGACTACGAGACCATGGTGCGGCACCTGCGGATTGCGGATCAGATTTGGGGTGAAAGCTAATGGCTGACTTTGATGACATCGATGACCAATACGCGTTTCCTTTCTCGGAGGACTACGGATACTTCCAGTCTGGCATGACCCTGCGGGACTACTTCGCTGGGCAGGCGTTGGCAGGCTTCGCGGCTCACGGAGGGGTATGGGTCGCTGATCGCGAGGTTATCGCCCGCCAAGCCTACAAGTTCGCTGACGCTATGCTCAAGATACGTGAGGTGAAGTGAAGACATGCTAGCTAACTACTACAGGGGAAAATGACACGGCTACTATTCGACCTTGAGACTGATGGCTTTCTGGCCACCTGCACCAAGATACACTGCGTTGGGATATTGGACGTCGAGACCGGAGAATATACCGGATACAGGCCAGAGCAGGTCGCAGAAGCCGCTAGGCGTCTAGAGCAGGCCGACGAAATCCTCGGCCACAATGTCCAAAGGTTTGACGTTCCGGTGCTCAAGAAGCTATGCGCGTTCCAGCCCAAGGCTGGGCAGCAGATCAAAGACACGATGGTGATGGGTCGGGTCATCTACCCGAACCTCAAGGCCACCGACAGGGAGCGCCAAGGCTTCCCCTCGGAATACGTCGGCAAACATACGATTGCCGCGTGGGGCTACCGCCTCGGTGAGCACAAAGGCGACTACGCACAGGTACGGCGCGCGCAGGCTATGGCCCAAGGCATCACCGATGAGAAAGCCATTGCTGAGTATGTGTGGGGCACCTTCAACGAGGATATGTTTGAGTACATGGCTCAAGACTGTGCCACCAACTTCGCCCTGTGGAAGCACCTGCGTCCCGATGATTACCCGCGGGCCCCATTGGACCTTGAGCACCGGGCGGCAAAGGTGTGCGACGCCATTGAGGAGGCTGGCGTCCCTTTTGACCTCAGGGGCGCTCAGGAGCTGCATGCGCGCCTCGTGGAACGTAAGCACGAGCTGGAGCAGCGCCTGATAGAGACCTTTGGATCGTGGGAGGCCCCAATCTCCCCTGATCCGACCAAGGCGTGGTTCGTGCCCAAGCGTGACAACAAGAAGCTTGGGTATGTGGCTGGCGTGGGCTTCACCAAGATGAAGGCCGTGCAGTTCAACCCTAAGAGCAGGGACCACATCGCCAAAGTCTTGATGGACCGGGGATGGAAGCCAGAGAAGTTCACTGACGGCGGTAAGCCGCAGCTGGACGAGGAGACCATCGAAGGTGTCGTCGGCCACTATCCTGAGATGGCGGGCATCGGCGAGCTTCTGATGGTCGAGAAGCGCCTGTCGCAGCTGACGGGCTCCAAGCAGAGCCTGATGGACAACGTGAAGGAGGATGGCCGCATCCACGGGGCGATCAACCCAATGGGCACCATCACGAGCCGCGGCGCACACTTCTCACCGAACCTCGGACAGGTCCCGAGCGCGAAGAAACCTTACGGCACTGAGTTCCGACAGCTGTTCTACCACGGGAAAACTGGGTGGAAGATTGTCGGAGCAGACATGGAAGGGTTGGAGCTTCGGGGTCTCGCACACTACCTCGCGTATTACGATGGAGGCGCCTACGGCAAAGTGGTGCTCGACGGCGATCCACATTGGGTCAACGTAATCGCCATGGGGCTGCTCCCTGACGGTACGGTGAGGGACAAGCACAACAAGCTCCACACCATCCTCAGAGAGGACGGCTCCAAGAGGTTCATTTACGCCTACGTCTATGGGGCTGGGGACCTGAAGTGTGGGGAGATCATCTACGAAGCCGGCCTGAACGCTAAGAAGAACGCGGAGGGCGGTGAAGAGGTGTTCGCTCGTGTGTTCGGTAACGCGGAGATAAACGAGGACACTCTGCGCAAGGTGGGCGGCAAGGTCCGCCGCAGCTTCGCCAAGAAGATCACCGGCTTCAGCAAACTGCAAGCCAACATCGAGGCGCGGATCGCGCAGGACGGATACGTCAACGGCCTAGACCGCCGTAAGACCCCGATACGCAAGGCGCACTCGGCACTCAACTTCCTGATCCAGAGCGCCGGGGCCATCCTCTGCAAACGGTGGATGTGTGACGCGTTCGATGAGATGAATGCGCGCTGGCGCCTCGGTGAGGACTTCCAGTTCGTGCTGTGGGTCCACGACGAGCTTCAGGTGCTGTGCAGAGAGGAGATAGCCGACGAGGTCGGCGAGTGCCTCGTGAGTAACGCACGGCGCGCGGGGCACGACTATGGCTTCCGATTGCCGCTCGACAGCAAGTATTCCATCGGCAACAGCTGGGCGGATACTCACTAATGTGGATCCACTGCTGCAAGTGTGGCCTCCTGCGTCCACCAGATCACGAGATAGGCGCGTGCTCCTGCGGATACAAGCCGCGTAAATCTGGGACCACTGACCACACCATCAAGCGCCTCAGGGATCTCCTGAAGCGCGTCTATCACAAACCTATGGCCATCCAAGGCAACGACGCACGGCGCAATGCTGACATCGTGGCTATGGGGGCCTCCATGAACCTGATCACCACACAGATCGGCCCGCAGGAATACGCGCGGTCGTGGCGAGTTACAACACGGGGCCTAGCTTGGCTCAACGAGGAAAATAACGAATGACCAACGAGACTGACGAAGCTTTGGACGAGACTATCCGCGTGTTCAATCAGGGCTACAAGCTGGGCCGCGAGGTCGGCTTCAAGGCCGGACACGCGCTTGGACTTGAGGAAGCGGCAGAGCTGAACGACGAGGCCGAAGGTCACGCCTACGACGACGGGTTCGACAACGGCTACACCGTAGGCGCAGCCGATGGTTACCTCGATGGTGTCCACGATGCCCGTGTGAGCCCCAGC